AAAAAAACCTAATTCAAATGAAGAGACTAACCCCCGAACAGACACAGTATCATGTCTACCTACCCCCGTCTTCAAACCAGTTATGTCAGAGGGCGATTGGTTTTACTCTCACTCCACTAGGTGATGGATGGGAGCAGGTCAATTACTACGGTGATGCAATCTTTGACCCGTCAGGTGGTATCCGTAAACCAGAATGGGTTTATATCCTAGTCAATAAAGATATACCAGGTGTATGTAAAATCGGCATGACCACGACCTCGGTCGAGCAACGGACTCGTGAGATCAATTCCGCAACCGGTGTCATCTCTCCATGGTTTCCAGTCTTTAGATATAAATGCGTCAATGCTCGTTATCTAGAACAGGACGTTCATCAATATCTACAGGAGAGAGGTTATAGGGTGTCGACAAAAAGAGAGGGATTTTATATCGATTCTAAGTCCGCGGCCGATATCATTGAGGTGTTAGGGCAAGACTATCAAACCTGTAGCCAGACAATGGATAGCCCTTCATCTCCCTAGTCTATCTCAAATCATAACAAAGGTATAAGGCCTTTAAAAAAAGGGCTAGAATCCAAGATAACCTTTCTTCTTTAATTTATTTCTAGAGGGAGGGTTTTTTTGTGTCTAGTACTATTTATAACTATATAGATATATATAAGAATATGGTTACCGAATATCTTCCTTACGATGATGCTGACTTTGAATTTCTTTCTCAAGTTGATCCTGGGATAATAGATACGGTGTTTGAAATACTGGATATAGCTGTGATGGGAGTGTGGGAGGCTATGGAATCTGATCCTGAGGAGTTCTTAAAAAAGCTAGATCTAAAACAGGCTACAAGCCTGCAGACTTACTTCAAAAAATTACTAAATCTATATACCCAGTACGAATACTATGAAGAATCTATAGAGATTGTACTGATACTAGACCTGCTAGAAAAAAAGTTAGTGAACTAGTTGGAAATATGAAGAAAAAACATTAGCTTTTTGCTAAATCAATAGCTATTAAAAAATAGCAAGATAGAAAGAAAGAGAGAATAAAAAATAAAAATAAAATGTTACAAATATATACGCTAGAAGGTTGTAGTCGATGTAATGCTCTAGTAAAAGAACTAAATGGTCAAGGTATTAGTTATAGGAATATCGATGCCGATATTAATGCAGAATTAGCAGATAAGGTAGAAAGATTACTATCAACTACTATATATCCTATCATACACATTAAAAAATTAACTAAAAGTATTTACCTAACGGGTGAAGATTGTCAACATACTGCTTTTAGCGATACTGTTATGACTTATGATTCAATACCTCACGCCGTTATATTAATAAAACAAAACTTATGAGAAATAAACAAGTAGTTACTAGTAAACTAGAGACAGTAGTAAATCGTTTAACTAGTCTAGATTCTAGTATGTCGATCGGTAAACCGATTAGAGACCTAAAGTTAGAGATTGAGGATATCAAAGAAAAGTTAGCCGATATCCAAACTTTAGTAAATAATGAGAGCGATAGTTGGAATTAAGCTAATAAGTCCGTATATTGGTTATTAAATATATAACAATATGCAATTAACAGCTGAACAGATTCAAGAAAATTACCAAATCTTCTTGACCAACATCGAGACCTATATCGAGTCTCCGCGTAAAGAAGCTTTACTTACCTATTATAAGTCTATTGAAGATCATCTAGTATTAGCACCTGCTTCTATTAGAGAGACCTATCATAACTGTCTCCCTGGAGGCTATGTAGACCATATCAATAGAGTAGTTAAGGCTTCTTTGCAATTGAGTGAACTCTGGAGTCAATTCACGCCTCTAACCTTTACGCAAGAGGAATTAATCTTCGCTGCTATCAATCATGACTTAGGTAAATTAGGTCTAGGAGATAAGTCTGGAGTATTTCCTAATGATAATGACTGGCAGGTAAAGAATCAAGGAGTCATGTATAAAATTAATACCGCTCTAACTTTCTCTACTGTACCAGATCGTACTTTATTTATCTTACAAAGTATAGGTGTACCAGTTACTGAGAATGAATACCTAGGTATTAAATTACACGATGGTTTATATGATGAATCTAATAAACCTTATTTAATATCTTACCAGAACGAAGCTAGATTAAGAACCTCTTTACCTTTAATCTTACACCAAGCTGATTTACTAGCAGCTAGAGTAGAATGGGAGAGGGTGTGGATGGAGAGATTAACTAGCGGTGTCACTCCTTCAAAACCTAAACCTAAGAGTTTTACTTCAGTAGATGCTAGAAAAGAAGCAGTATCGAAGATAGGTAAAGCTAATCCTGGTTTGGCTAACATATTAAAAAACTTATAACATATGATAATAGCAAGCGTCATGTTATGGATTGTTACAATCTTAGGATATGTAATCTATAACCTTTACAGTAAGAATACTAAGTTAGAGAAGATGGTGGTTGAGAGGGATCAGATATTATCCGATCTTTCTAATACTATCACAGAATCGGATAGGGTATTAAAAGAGATAGATAAACTAGGTGCTTTTAAGAGTGATGATGAAATAGGAATCTTTTTCACAACCGTTAAAGATATCCAAGCAGCCCTAAATCAATTCACTACCAACAAGATAAACTAACCGAATGGATATATTCACACCCGAGATCGAAATCACACTCACACAACAAGGCACGGTAAGAAAGAGGAAGCCTAAACAAGCTAATATCTATTTTACCCAAGAGACTGAAGATGCAATCGTAAGATATACTAAGAGTGAAGATGATATAGAGAGGAATGAAATCTTTAATACGCATATCAATTATGCCTTTCATAAATTAGCAGAGAATATCATACACACCTTTAAATTTTATTATTCAGAGGTGGAGACGATAGAGGAGTTAAAGCACGAAGTGGTATGCGTACTATTAGAGAAGTTAAAGTTATATAAACAAGAAAAAGGTAAAGCTTACTCGTATTTTGGTACAATTGTAAAGAGGTACTTAATTGTTTACAATAACAATAACTATAAGAAACTTAAGAATAAAGCTACCTTAGATGAAGTTGATACAGATCAGACTATTGTTGGAGGATTGGTAGATGAAGTGGATTATGAATTAGGTAGAGTTAATTTTACAGATGTTTATGTAGACTATATTGACGATAAATTATTTACGCTATTTCCTAAAGAAAAAGAGGCTAGAGTAGCAGATGCTATACTAGAATTATTTAAAAAGAGAGAGAATCTAGATATCTTATCCAAGAAAGCTTTATACATTTATATCCGAGAAATTACAGAAACTAGTACCCCAACCATTACAAAAGTCATTAAAAAGCTTAAAACTCTCTATAAGAAACTCCACAACAAGTATCTAGAACAAGGACACCCTTCGTAATTTTTATAGAAAAGATCTATTTATTAGTAAAGAACAGTGTATGGATTTCGAACAAGAGTTATTTAAAGGTAAGAGTTTTTCATCTCTACTCAAAGATATTTACGATAATAGCAGAAGCAAAGAAAAACAACTCAAGGATTTAGTCGGCCAGTTAAAAGACATGGTTACTGAACCTGGAGATGCTACTCTAATCGTACCTTTACTACAGGGGTATATGGAGGTAGCTGTTAAGAATGATGAAGCTTTGATTAAGATGGCGGGCATAGTTCAAAAGGCTATGTCGGTGGCAGCGAAAGCAGAAGGCGATACAGAATTACTATCTGAAAAAGATAAGGAATTGTTGTTCGCTGAAATTAAAAAGATAGATGTACCTGAAGTAACTAAAAAACTAACTGCTTAATACTTATGGCATCTAACCTACTTGGAGTAAATTACAGCCTGTATAACCAAAATCCCACACAGGGTCTAGGACAGGGCACCATCGTAGCTAGGGTCAATAGAATTATTCTAGGTCCTAGAGATTCAAGAGGTAATATAGATACGTATTTTAAAAATAACGGTGAATGGGCTAGTGTAGGAGGTATCTTATATACAATACTTTATACAGATCTTTCAGTAGAAACTCTAGACAGTATTCGACCTCTAGCACTCCCTATAAGTACGGCGATTAAAAAATACCCTGTAGAAGGAGAGATCGTAGAATTAATCGCCGGTCCATCACCTAACTTAAATGATGATGCTTCAAGTAAGCAATACTATTACAGAGAACCGTATAACCTCTGGGGATCAACACATCATAATGCTTTCCCAGACTTAGTTCAATACGGTAATTTTACACAAGCTCAACAAACAGGGTATGCTGCAACAGAGGCAGGTGCAACCTATTCAAACGTATCGGAATCAATAAGTTACCCGTTAGGTGGTACTTTTAAAGAGAAGTCCGATATTAAGAATTTACAGTATTACGAAGGGGATAGTATAGTAGAAGGTAGATGGGGACAGTCAATTAGATTAGGTTCAACAGTAAAAGGTAACGGTACGGTTAATCCATGGAGTAGTCAAGGTATAAGTGGTGATCCTATCATTATAATAAGAAATGGTCAAGGTAAACAAACAGTTAAAGAAGCCTGGATACCTACAATAGAAGATATCAATTCAGATGCTTCCTCTATCTATATCTGCTCAGGACAATCTATCTATATAAAAGATCTAGATAATTACCCAATGACTTCTTATGCTAGTAGAACTAAGCCAACAGTAGATCAAGTACAGGCAAGAAATACTGTACCTGTAAGCACAGATTCAACTTCAGCACAGTCTCAAGCACAAAATCAACTAAACACTAAGTAATGGCTCAATCATCATATATACCAGAAAAAAGATCTTATAAAGATAACCAGATCATATTGTCATCTGGAAGAGTGTTGATTCATTCAAAAGATGATAGTACATTAATATTCGGTAAAAAGTCTATCGCTCTATCCTCTCTCGGTACAGTTAACTTTGATGTCTCAAATAGAGTTATCGTAAATTCACCTAAGATCGAACTAGGATACGAAGCAGAAACTATAGGACAGCCGGTATTACTAGGTAATTCTACAGTACAGTTACTGAATAGAATGATTAAGATGCTAGGGGCTTTGAGTGTAGCATTAGGTCAGATATCGGAAACAGAATTAGAGACATCAATACCTGGGATCGTAAAAGCAAGTACAGTTATACAAAAGGAATTTCCTCAATTGGCTGCAATTGCAAATCAAAGTGGGGCTTTATTATCACAAGTAACTTATACGAGATAATGGCAAAAGGTATAGAAAATGTTGTAACAAATATATCTAGACAGTTAGGAACTCTAGAAGTAGCGATAGACCAGATCTACTACGGAGATCCTTTGAAAAAAAGCGGAGGTATTAAGTTACCCGGAACTAGTAAAAATATTAACGGCGTCTTACCTTTAGTTCAAGAGGTGTCTAAATATGATTTGTGTAATATCGTAACAACGACTTTACAGAACGTTAAACTAGACGGATTAAGTAGTGCGCTAAGTAAAAAACTAGATAAGGTAAAAGAGCAGGCTCAAAAATTATCCAATCAATTAGATACAAGCCAACTATCGGCAGCAGTGATCAAGAATCCTGAAAAGAGAGATGCATTACTTACAAGTATAAATGAATTATCGAATTCAATAGATAGTGACGTAGCTGCTATCTCTCCTCAAATAGTCGTTACTAAGAATTATATAGACGATATAGTAGGAAGTATAACTAATGTGAGTATAGGTAAGGATAACTTAAACCAGATACCTAATGCAGATGTTCAGAGGATACTATCTGGTATTCAAGGAGTTAGATCGACTCTAGATAACCTAGCTAATCTTGGAACAGCTCAAGACTTAATTAATTTAGCATCTAATGTACCTGGCCTAAACCTAGCATCTCAGATACAGAATCTACAGAAGACAATCAATCCAGCTCAAATAATACCAGCACTCCAACAGATAACAACTTTACTAAAGAGTATTAATCAAATAGGATTAAAGATAGTAAGTTACTTAAATATACTACAGATTGTAGGTAAAGTACTAGACGTACTTGTAAAAGTATTCACAGTAGTGAAAGCAGTACTATCATCAATAGCAATACCAGGACTCTTAACAGTAACTACAATAACAACTAAATTAGCAACTGGGGTTGAAGATCTAAAGAAACAGATCTTAGAAGCTAAGAAAAGAGTCAGTGAGATACAAGCTTTAATAGATCTAATCTATAATTTTACGATAGGAGTACTAGGTAAGGTAACTGAATTACAAGCTGCTATCGAACCATTAATCTATAACTTAGAAGTATGTAAAGCAACAGAGAATTCACCAACATTACAAGGTTTAAAAGATTCTAAAGCAGTACTAAGTAACACAGCCGTTAATCTTAAAACCTTTGTAAAGGATTACGCTAATGTAGATAAAAATCAACAAAAATACGGTAGCTATACTTTGAAAATTG